TATGCGTTCCACGGTGTCATGGCTTCGCTAACTTCTGTGTGTAAATATCGGGACCCTTCGTAGTCTGCCCACTCGGTTATTAATAACCAATTGGCGCAGATGTAATCAGTCCCCTTCTCATCCTCATCCACAAGGATTCTTAGTGCTTCTTCTATTTTGTCTCTAAACTCTTTGCTCATTTTGCGTGTTGAACTTTCACTATGACTGGTTCAGCCGTGTGAATGTCCCAACGAGATGCAATTTTAATTGCCATTCTAATATCTAGTTCCGCCACCTTCGGCGTAGTTTGCTTTCTAGAATTAGCAAAAGCCTCAATGGCACCGAGAGCAATGTCAGCACCACTGCCAGAACAGTAGATACCGCGAACATCGCGGTCCCAAGAATAATCTTCAAAGATAGGATAAATAACTCCACGAACGACAACAAGAAATTGAGAATCATGTGCTGCTGCGTCTCCGTCCTCTTTCATATCATAACCAGAATCAATAAATAATTTACGCATTGCTGGTATAAACGTCTGTGTCATAAACACATCTAAGTCATCGGTAGCACGTGGTTTAGGTGCTTTCCATCCAAACTGCAAAATGTTTGAACCACGACTAGCACCAGAACCTGCAATTAAAATTCCGTTGTTTTCAATAATCTTATGTGTTGCTAACTCCATAAAGCGACCATCGTCGCCAGATGAACGGGAATCACAGCCAACTGCTGCCCAACCATTACCTTGAATTGCTACTAGCGTTGTCATTGTCCCCTCCTTAAACTAACGTCGCGTAACTGTCCTTGCTGATGCTGAGGCTTCTCCGCCTGAAGTTAAACTTGCTAAAAGACTTTGTAGTGGTGCTGGACCTTGCGGTGCTTGAGGAGCGCCTCCTGCTGGCGCGGCGGGAACAGGGGACGGTTGCTCAACCTGTGCACCAGCAGGAGGTAATTCTGGCGCAAAGACTTCTTCAACAGCATCCTCTACTGGTATGCCACGTTGACGAGCCTTAATAACTCCAGCAATTTTCTTTACCACACCCGATGGGTCCCCACCTTGAATAGCCATTTGTGGAATGGCTTGTGTATATGCTTGTAAAGAACTAACAAGTGCTTTACGCATATTTTCAATTTCAATCTTTTCTTGTTCCTGTGTTACGTTAATACCAAATGGTAGTTCACGCATTGCTAGGTCTGTAGAAATTAATCCACCACCTAGTGCTTGTAGCATAAAGATAAGTCCCTGTGCTGGATTAAGCCCAGCAAGCATGCCGTATCTAACATCGGCAGTAAAGTCACTCTTAATATCTTTGCCTGGCTTGTAGGTAAGGCTGTAAGGAGAGCCTGCATCTACGCCACGGATTGTCTTTTCAAAATCAAAAAACTTCTCATCTACTTCAAAACATACAGAGATAACATCTCGTAATGCAGAAGCAAAAATAGCCTGAGCAGATTTAACCTGTGTATCAAAGCCACCCATAAGTGCTTGAACACCTTGACCAGTGATAATGGAAGCATCAATGTTTCCAGTACGTCCCTCTGGGTAACGTGTTCCTGTGCGTAGTTCTTGCTGCAACAAAGCCTGCTCAGTAAATGCACCAGGTGGAATGTTAAGGTCTACGCGTCTTACACCTGCTGGGTTAGCAGTACGAATGATTGCATCGCCACCCAGTTCAAGTTCTGTCACATCTGTTGGTAAAACAATTGGAGCCTGTACTGACTTTTCTGCTGCTTCCATCGCAAGTAATGCGAACCTGTTACGAAGCAACTGAATACCTAATACATCATCAAACTGTCCACGCATCTCACCATCAACTGATGGACGCTTAGCAACAACAACCATCATTTTACCAAGGCGCTTTTTTGCCTTAGATAAAATCAAATTGTTTCTATCTGGAACAAACAACAGAGATTGCTGTGCATCGTAATAACGAATTATCTCTAGTTGAGCGTTAAGGTCTCCCTTGTACATTTCTGGACCAAGGATTTCTCTTGCATACTCAGGGAACTCTGCAGCGAGTTCTCCAATGCTCAAGTAATAACGCTTAGCAAAGGCGATACAGCGTCCGTAGCGGTCAAATTCTGGGTAAGCCCCCACTGGATTTTCTACGCGAATACGCGGTAGCCCTGCTTCTTCGTCTAATTCAATAATGAAAGGGACGAAACCAAATGTGATGTACATGTCTGCGCCTGTGTACATCTGTACTTGTAAATCTGAATTAGCAAAGTAATTGTTAGCAATACGAGTACGTGTGTCTGCAAACTTGCGAGCACGGTCGTTGGCTTGATTAGCAGCAGAACAATTAACAGATGGCAATGGAGCCATAACCTCAGAAAGGTCACGGGCTACAATGTCAATAAAGTTTGCTACTACGTTAGCATCAACACCTTGTGGAAAAAAGTCTGGATAAACACTTGCTATCTGTCCTTTACGGACAGCAAGAACATCTTGCTGGCGTGCATCACGCTCTGCAGCGCGGTCCTTAAGGGATGCAACGCGTGCTGAAATCTGTTCTATCGAAAGCATTATTGTCCTAACGGTTGATTAAAATTACTTAGTCATGTTTCTGTAAACTTTGTTTACATACTTAGCACCTTTTTTTGTGATGCCACCAATTGCACGAAGCCCAGGACCACCAACAGCAAGAAATGCAACATCAGCAGCAGATTTTGGCACTACATACTCATCAACAATTTTCATTGCTTTGAGTGTGTTACCACCAATAGGTGTTTTATTTATTTTAACTTCTGTGCGCTTAGCCATTAGTTAAAATTAAAGACCCATACGTCTTAGGTCTGATTGGCTACGTTGGACCATTGCATCACTGTATGGGTCAACAGGCTTTGTTAAACGCTTTGTTCCAGGCTGAATAACTTTAACAGAGTTTCCAGTTTCTTGGTAAACAGGGTTAACGTTCTTTGAACCCTTGCCTGAGATTCCTCCTACTGCGCGGACAATTCCTTTTACTATTTTAATTGGGTTTGGCATTTATTTTTCCTTATCTGAGTTAGTTGTTATCTTCCAGGCTTCTTAAGCATATCTAGTACTGCTTTGGGAAGCGCCAAGTTTGCCTTAGCAGCGCCAGCAACAAACTTCTTAATTTCGTTTTGTGACATAAATCCTCCAGGTGATTTTGTTCCTGGTACGTTCTTTGGAGCACTAAGAATCTTCTGAGCAGGTGCAGACTTCTCTGCAGCAGTAATGCGTGCTTGACCGTATAGACGCTTAACGCCTTCGCGGTATTCAGGAGTTCCCTTGTATGTTCCAACCGTAAGGAGTGCCTTCTGCATTCCATCTGCTTTAATTTTATTTAGTGTTGCCTGGCTTACCTTTACAGGAGTAGAACTTGGCTTTGCATTTTTCATCGGCTGATTCCTTGCATTTCCACCAGTTGACTTAGCAGTTCCTGTAATTTTTACTGCTGCCTTTTTCATTCTTGCCATTTTGTTATCCTTATCCGTATTGTTGTTGCCACATTTCAGTGGCAGCCTCATCTAAGTTTATAGACGTGCGTTTATGCTGTTGTGCTCTTGTGGCCCAACGGTTTGATGCGTATCTAGATATATTGCTGTTTTGCTGCATAAACTCACGGGCACGGATTACTGCAAACCATAAGGCCATAACAGTATCTGTCTTACCCCTGGTATCAGGCTTCCAAGTAATTAATTGTTGGACTAGCGCCTTCATACCTTCTGAGTTTTCAGTACTAGGTAGTTCTATAATGTTGTTCTTTTGGAACTTGCCCTCACGAGTAGTGCCAAAGAGTGTTGACATAGATGCCACACCGAAGTTTGTGTCCCATTTGTTCTTGCCTGTAAAGTGAGAATTAAGCCGTACGCCGTGTGAAGAGAGCCATGTTCGTAGTTCTTCGTCGAGGGAGTAGGCTTTTTGGTGGGCGTTGATTTCAACGCGGAACTCTTGCGGTCTGTACCGAAGCGTAAAATCTTCAATGGCTTGCCTAATCTTTTGTGGCGTTGGGTCTTGCATGTTTAAACATTCTAAAACATAAATCTTTCCATCAGCCCTGTTATAGGTAATAGCCACAAACGCAGCATTACCCGCCATAGCGGGGTCAAAGCCTACGATGGTGTATCCCTCAACATGAGTTGGGTGTCCTGCTGCACCAGGTTTTAATGGGCCGCGTCTACGCATGCCATTAATAGAACCTTGCACCAGTTCAGGTGGAAAGATAGAATCTTCAGTTACATCTTCTTGTTGATAAACAAGCGCCCATGTTGCTGGGGTTACTTCGCTTCTACGCTTGAAAAGCGTTTCGCCATCCCACTTAGGGTAGAACCCATTTTCATCAGGTGGGGTATCTTCATCCCCGTCCCATGGTGAATCACTTAAAGGCCAAAGGGTTTCCCACTCGCTTGGCTTATCTCCATACTCAAGAACAGCAGGCATACCCATGTAGGTGAAAGGTGACTTACCACCAGACCAATGCTTAGGGTCGCGGAGTTCTTTATAAAAATCAGATGGGGCAATACGCGTACCTACTACCAGTAACTTACCATTCTTGCCCAGACGGGTAATAACTTCCTTTTGCAGCCAGTTAATCTGCTTCTCGTGCTCGTGGGCGTTAGAGGTAGTTATACAGTCATCTAGGATAATCAGGTCAGCACGTGCGCCGTAAATCTGACCACCCATACCTAGTGCCTGGATAGTAGGGTCCTTCTCACTTGAGTTTCTCGCATCACTCCCAAGGTAGACCGTGTCAACTCGCCAAGTATCTGAGTCTTCTTTCCAGCCCCCTTCTGGTCCAAAAGTTGTTTGTAACTTTAACCAGCGCGGGTGGGATAATCTCTGCTTGATTGCGTACACGAACTCGCGTGCTTTAACAAGGGTCTTCGATACCACAATAATGCGGACGTTCGGGTTGAGAGCGATGCGATAAGTTGCGTAGTTGACTGTAATGACAGTTGACTTGGCGTGCTCAGGGGGAACGTTTAGAAGTAGGCGGTTCCGATTGCCTGGCTCGTAAATCATATTAGGGTGCAGCCAAGAAGGCTCGCGTCCCTCTAATAGGTCAATCCAGTCCATGTGATGAGGAAAGACCTTCTGGTCCAAAAACATCTCAGAGAACTGAGGAAAGGTAATATCTTCACGGGCTACGCCCATGGCTTTTAATGAACGCTCTTTAGCGTTTTCCTTTGCCTCCGCAAGGGCAGTAGCAAAGGCTGGGTCTCTTAAGCACCAAATACGAACAGTGTCTG